CGACGGCGAGCCAGGTTAAAGTTCCTGCAACTGCGACAGTATCGTCAAAGGCTCTACAGGGTCTTTACTTTGGCGCGACGAGCGGCACGTTTACCGCTAACACGACTTCTGGGTCAGCTACGCTTACAAGCGTATCGTCAAACCAGGGTCTTGAGATCGGTATGGGCGTAAGTGGAACGGGTATTCCTGCTGGTGCGTTTATTGCGGCAATCGCTGGTTCAACCATCACGCTCGGCAACGTCGTGTCTGGTGGCTCTGCTCTGGCTACTGCAACAAACACTGGCACAACGATTACCTGGACGACTTGCTCGTTTACCGCCAACACGGTCAACGGCTCGCCAACCCTGACGAACATCTCGAATATTTCGGGTGTTTTCCCTAACCAGACCATCAGTGGGACGGGCGTGTCAGGCACGATCGTATCAATCAACGGTGTTCCAGGAGCTTATACCATTACCCTTTCGGCTAATGCGACCGCTACAGGCACATCAGTCACCATGACCACATCGCAATACACGATTGGTGCGCTTTGGTGGCCTATCGTTGATAAAACTAACTAATAGTTAGGTAACAAACTCAAAGAGGGGGGCATTTTGCTCCCCTTTTTTTATGGGCTTTTCAACGGCCAAAGGTGAACTATGGACGATTATTTAGGTGGCGTGGGTGATCCGTTTGCGACGGTGAACGGTGGTTTTGGTGGTATTAATTACGCTGAAATGAATAAGGGTGTTCAACCCATATTCTTTGTTGAGCCTGTGCCGGATGCTAAAGCGTCTGAAGAGGCTGGTGTTCCTAAGTTTCGTGAAGAAGAGCGGGTAAGACTGATTGTTGCCGGCGATATGTTTAACGTCGCTGTCCATCCCGTAGACAACAACATTAAAGAGCGTTTTCCGGCTCAGTATGAAGCCTGGAAGGCTAAGAAGCAGGAAAAGCATGTAGAGGGAACGCCAATTAAGCATTGGCCTCTTTTGTCTCCTGTGCAGATAGCAGAATTTGAAAGCGCGGGCATTTATTCGGTCGAAAGCCTGCGAGACATAGCTGATACGAATATTAACCGCATTGCTGAAGGCCGCATATGGCGTGAGAAGGCCAAGGCGTGGCTAGAGCAAGCGAAAGACGGCGCGACCGCTACTAGACTAGCGGCTGAGAATGAACGCCTCAGAGAACAGTTAGAACGCTTAGAGAAGCGTATTGATGAAATGGAACGGGAGACGCCTAAAAAGGCTCCTGTGCGACATACAAAGGCTGACTAATGAGTTTGTTGACGATAATTCAAGGCGCGGCGCTTCGGTGCAATTTTGGGACAACCCCGGCGTCTGCATTTTCGTCATCTGACCAAAGTGTATTGCAATTAGTCGCGTTTGCTCAAGATACGGGTAGGGAGCTATTAGAGCGTTACGATTGGAACGCTTTAAAGATACAGGGTCGAATTATCGGTGACGGTAGCTCGACCATGTTTAACATCCCGCCGGATTGGATGCGTCTATGTCCTAGCGACAAGTCTCCGATGGGGGCTTTCATTAGCTTGGCGCGTCCAACTAATCCTCTCATTGGGCCTGTCAATGACGAATGGCTTAACCAGATGAAGGCGCTGCCTGCTTATCCTGCTTATCCTGTGTGGCGTATTATTAACGGTGAAGTCGAGATATGGCCCGCGTTAGCTTCGGGTGAAATTGTAACATTCTGGTATTTCACGAAGGCGTGGATTTCGCAGTATTCGACCAATTCACAAATTATGCAATGGTCGAACGATAACGACATTTCTTTGATTGATGAAGACATAATTATGAAGGGCGCCATATGGCAGTGGAAGCGCGCCAAGGGGTTAGATTACGCTGAAGAGTTTAGAACCTATCAAGACGCATTAGAGAGGAACGCAGGCCAGCAAAATAACGAGCGTGTTGTTTCTACCTCTACCTATACCGTCAACCCGGACACGTTCTGGCCGGGAACAATTAGCTATGTCGCTCCATGAGGAAGTTACCTTTACGCGATAAGGCGCAGGGTAGCAAAGGGCGTCTTTCCAAGGCAGTTCAATTACCAGCTCCGACAAAGGGCTGGATGGTTGGCGAAAACCTTGCAGAAGCACCCCCCGGCACAGCGTATGTATTGCAGAATTGCTTTCCTCGTTCTGACTATGTTCGTATTCGTCGCGGTTCTCAGGCGTATGCGACGGGTATGCCGAATAACACGGTTGCTACAATTATGCCGTGGAATAACGGCACGACCAGTAAAATGTTCGCTGTGTGTGGCGGCAATATCTATGATGTGTCTAGCACTGGCGCTGTCGGTTCTGCATCCTATTCGGGCTTGTCATGGAACTATCTACAATATGTGCAGTTCCAAGGATTAGGCGGCAGCTATCTCGTCGCCTGTAATGGACATGATAGCGTCTTGCAATGGAACGGTAGTGCTTGGTCGGTTCCAGCAATTACCGGCTTAACGGGGCAGATATTTTCTAACGTCTCTGTCTTTAAGAATAGATTATATTTTGTTGAGAATAATTCGCTTAATATTTGGTATTTGCCTGTTAATGCGATTGCTGGCGCTGCTACGGTATTCCCGATGCAGGGCGTGTTTAAGTATGGTGGGTATATTGTCGCCTCTGGAACATGGGCGATTGATAGCACTAGCGGTATTTACGAGGCATTTGTAGCGGTTTCATCTGAGGGTGAGGTCGTTATGTATGACGGCTCTGACCCGTCTACTTGGACATTGAAAGGCACATATAAGGTCGCCAAGCCATTAGGCACAAATTGCTTGCAAAAAGCAGGCGGCGATTTGATGGTGATGACACAAGACGGCATCATCTCGATGTCTCAAATCCAGCAGCTCGATCAGATCGCCTTGCAGAATATTGCGTTGACACAGCCTATCCAGCCCGCGTGGCGTGATGCTGTTGCGGCTAGAATTGGGTTGCTTGGTTGGCAGGTTACAATGTGGCCAACCGAGAGTATGGCGGTTATTAATCTACCTAAAACGTCCGGCACAGACAAAACGCAGTATGTTGTAAACGCTAGAACGGGTGCGTGGGCTAGCTATGTTGGATGGGACGCCAATTGTTTCGCTGTATATAATAATAATCTTTATTTTGGCTCTTCTGACGGTCGTGTGATGCAGGGCGAGATAGGCTCTGCTGATGACGGCGCGAACTATAACGCTATTATCTTTTATTCATTCTCAAGTCTTAATGGCGATGTCACGCATAAACAAATGAAGATGATTCATCCTTATTGCACGAATAACATGGGCTATACACTCGATGTTAAGGTGAATGTGGATTTCGACATTAGTTTACCTAACGCTCCGACTGCTTCTGTCCCTCCTGCTGGTGGGCCTGTGTGGAATACGTCACAGTGGGATAAGGTTAATTGGACAGGTGCATTGCAGACACAAAACTACTGGCAGACTGTTTCCGGCTTTGGAACACTGTTTGCGCCTATCTTACAGATTACGCTTTCTACGGCGTCATCATTCGCTGATATTCGCTTGATGCGAACTGATGTGCTTTTCGAAGAAGCAGAGATAATTGCTTGATTAAGGACGCCATACGGGACGACCAAGGCGCTAAGGAATATATCGACCAAGCTCTCGGCTTTAACATATCTGCTCCGTTTTGTGGCTTTACGGTTGTTAATGAAAATCACCATATAGTCGGCGCGTTTATCTTTAACGGGTATGAAAGCGGTAACGTCGAGCTGACGGTCGCAATTCATGAGAAGCTAACGATTAGAGTTATACGGTTTATTGTATATCTCGCGTTTGTCGAGCTGAAGTGTCACAGGATTACGGCTCGAACAAGAGCAAGTAATAAGCGAGCAATTAACGCAATCGAAAAAGCAGGCGCAAAGCAGGAGGGTGTTTTGCGTGAATACTTTAATGGCGAAGACGCAATAATATTCGGTATGCTCGCCAAAGAACAACGTCTAGTGAGGTTATAAATGGGTAGCACTCCATCAGCCCCAGATCCGACGATGTCGTCGATGATCCAGCAGCAAGCGAATAATAATGCTGCTCAACAACAACAAAAAATGAATATGGTCGGGCAGAACACGCCTTACGGCTCATTGTCTTGGACGCCTGATGGCAATGCTCCCGGTGGCTATACAGCTACTCAGTCGCTTAATCCACAGTTCCAGCATTTGCTAGATACGAACACATCATTTTCGCAAGGTATCTCTGATGCGGCTAACGGCTTTGCCGGTAATAATGCCGCTAATATCTCCGCTCAATCTCCGCAATATAGTCCCTATAACGTAAATATACGGGATAACACGCCTAATCTGTCATTGCAGAATAATAACCCTAATTTAGATTTAAGCTATAATGCAGACGCTCAAAGATTATCAGATTTAAACAAGTCTACGCTTGATCCTTATTGGAGCCAGCAAGAGAACGACTTTGACCAGAAGATGGCTGACGATGGCCTCGTCCCTGGTGGCAATCAATATGATAATGCCTATCGTGACTTTAATGTGGCTAAGTCTAATGCTTATGACCAGGCCAATTTAAACGCCTATAATACGGTTAATAATAATGCCGCAACACAGTTTGGGGCGAATAATAGCGTTGTAAACCAGAATAATCAAAACGCTCAGAATATGTTTAGCCAGAATAATGCGGTTGTTAATCAGAATAACCAGAACGAGCTAAACAGGCAAAATTCAGGTATTCAGAATTTAACTGCCGGATTAGCTGCGTATAACAATCCGTTTAATGTTATATCGGCTCTTCAAAGCGGCGGGCAAGTTGCGCAAGCTCCGTCTCTTGGCCTTACTCAGACCCCACAGGAAAGCATCCAAGCGCCGGACTATAGCGGTATGGCGTCGAATAATTACTCGACGCAGATGGCGCAATCTAACGCAATGATGGGCGGTTTGTTTGGCTTAGGTGGTAAACTTCTCGGCGGCTTTGGTATGGGGGCTGGTTAATGGCTTTAGAAGCTCCTAACATGATGCAGATATTAGCTGCTGACCCTGGCGCTGAGATACAGGCGCAAGAGGCTGCGCGTCGTCGTCAAGCTATGGCGCAACTGCTACAGCAAAATCAGCAAATGGCTGCGGAAGCAGGAGAGTATAAAGACCTTGGCGGCGGCGGCGGTGGTGGCAGTAGTCGTTCTGATGTTTTAGCGGGGCTATTAGGCAATCCAGTAGCAAGCCCTGACGGTGGAGCGCCGGAGTTTGGCCCGCCTCCATCTGATGGTCCTGCTCCTGTCACAAAGTATGATTTTGGCAAGAATGTTAAAGGCGACGTTAGTATTTCAGATGTCGCCAAAATGGCTCTTAAGAATGGCGCTACGCCTGAGCAAGCTGCAACACTCGCTGCAATATCGCGTCCTGAGAGCGGTGGCAATTCTCATGCCTTTAATGGTAAGGGCAAAGACTTATCTCATGGGCTATTACAAATTAACATGCTCGGCGGCATGGGGCCTGAGAGACGCGCGCGTTATGGCTTAACCAGTAATGAGCAATTATTCGACCCTGAGACGAATATTCGCGTTGGCCTCGATTTAGCAAAAAGACGCGGTAACTTTAACGATTGGTCTACCTATCTGAATGGCTCTTACAAGCGATATATGCCTGAGGCATTAGAAGCTGTTAAAGCTCTTGGGCCTCAGTCTAATGCTGCTGATGTCGCGCCTCAACAAGTGGCTTCACTGTCACAAGCTAATGATGCTTCTCCTCGTCAATTGCCTCCTACTATGGCTAACGCACAGCCTGCGCCTGAGAACAACGTCCCGCTGCCTCCACAGCGTCCACCACAGGCTCAATTAAACCAATTAGCTGCCGGCCTGCGTCAACAACCACAGCAAGATGATAACCCTATTTCTGCTATTGGTAATGCGATCGGCGGCATGTTTGATGGTGGTCAAGAGGCTCCGCAAGAAGCTCCGCAGCAAGTCGCTGGTAATGGCGCTGCCGGTTGGGGACAGGGCGGTTATAGAGAGAGGAAAAACTATGGCGGTAGCGGTCTTTTAGGCTTGGCTCAAAACGCTATCGGCAATCTGGTAGACCAAGGCGAAGCGCCGCAGGCTACGCCAGAAGTTCAGCAAATGTTGAATGATCCGCGTAAGAGCGTTCAATATGCTGTTCGCGCGCTTGATACGACGCAATCGCCACAGCAACGGCAGATATTCCAATATATGTCGCATTTAGAAGCGGCTAGAGAGAAGCAGATAGATGATGACCGGCGCGCTGCGGCTGCGTCACAACCTCATCCTTGGTCGCAAGACCCGAACGGCGCGCAAGGCCAGTATGATGAGCATGGTATGTTTCACCCTGCTCAAAGAGAAGAGGTTCCAACATCAATCAAGGAATATGAATACTATAAGAAGAATGTGCGGGAAGGTGAAATGCCTCGCTCATTTGAAGATTGGAAGAAGGCCGGCGGCAATAACGGCGTCAATCATCGTCATGTTATCGGCGGCGCGCTTGTCGATGATGATGGCAAGGTTATTTATCAGAAGCCAGAAGAAGAAGGCTGGAGCTCAGACGCTATTGAGGATGCCGCTATCGCTGAAAACGCTGGCGATAAGTCATGGAAACAAAATGTAGGTCGCGGTGTGCAGGGCGGCAAAATACTCGGGCAAGTTCAAAATAGAGCGGCAGAGAGACGCCGCGAGGCTAATCAGTCTGTTGCGGATATTATGCAAAATGCGGCTGAGTATGGCGGCGTTAAAGCAAGAGAGAGAACGCTCGGCCAGCAAGAGGGTAATGCTGTAACGTCTGCTATTGAAGCCGGTAACGCCTTGACGATTACACGCAAGGCTACTGATGCTCTTGGAAACGGTAATCTGCCAGACATTAACATGGCAATTAACGCTTTCAAAAATCATACGGGCGAGCCACAGGTTCAAGCGTTTGGACAGTCTGCGGCTACCTTGGCTAACACATACGCAAGAGCGGTTAATCCGAAAGGTCTGCCGCACGAAAGCGTCCTGCGTGATACGATCGAACGCATGTCTGCGGCGCGCTCTCCACAGCAATTACACGCCATTATGGACGTTATGCAGCAAGAAATTGAGATGGCTGTAAATGCGCCTCGCCAAGCCCGCGAGACGATCAAGGGCATGGATAAGGGCGAAGCCTACAAGGTGCCTGAGTATAAAGGCAATGGCGGCACAACCAGCAACGGCTTAAAATGGTCGGTTGAATAATGGCAAAGCTAAAGATAGGCGATCACACAGTCACGGTTGACGATAGCTTTAGAAGCCTATCGCCCGATGAGCAACAAAGGACTGTCGATGAGATATCGAAAAGTCTGCCTAGCAAGGTTGCTGATACTGCCAAGCTAGAAGCGCCTGCGGATAATAAGGGTGACTTCTCGATTGGGAATGTCGGTCGTTCTTTAGCAAATGGCATGACGTTTGGTCTTGCTGACCGTATCGCTGCCGCTGCAAATAGCGTTATCCCATTGGATGAGGGGTCGCATTTCGGGGACTATTCCGGCAATCTGAAAGTTCAACAAGAAAAGACGAACGCCTACCGTGAGAAGCACCCTGTCCTAAGCACGATTGGTAATGTTGTCGGTAACGTCGCTGCATTGCCTCTGATGCCGGAGGCTCTAACCGGCGGTGTTATGTCTGGGCCTATGCTGTCGCGTGTTGCTGCCGGTTCAAAAGCTGGTGCGTTAGCAGGCGCCTTACAAGGGGCCTCTGATAGCCCGGATTTGACGGATATAGGTAGAACTGCCGGAGGTGCTGCGACAGGTGCGGCGGGTGGCGCTGTGTTAGGTGGCGGCGTTCCTATCCTGGCTAAAGGCTTGGGCGCCGTAGGCTCGACCATAGCAGATAGTATGCGCGGCTATGATGGGATCTCATCTCCTGCCGGCAAGTCTCTCATCAAAGCCTTAAAGCAAATGGCTCCTGGTGAAGCTGATAATGCTGCAAGTCGCCTCGGTGATGAAGCGACGTTAATGGATTTCTCGCCTGCTTTCTTAGGCAAGGCAATGGGCGTCTCTGGCAACTCGCCGGAAGCGCGCAACACAATCGCGCAAATGCTGACAACCCGTAACAAGGGAACAAGCAACCGTCTGCTTGGCGATGTGAGTGCTAACTTTGGTCCGGCTGAAGCGCCTCGCGTTCTTGATAAGAATATTAAGGATGAGCTGAAGCGCGCTGACTATCAAAACTATCGTGTCGGCGCTGGCTTAGAAGGTGGCAACCCTGAGCTGCCGGAGGTCGATACACAGTCTCTCCTCGACCATTTAGACAAGACTTTACCGTATGCAGAGGGCGGCGAAAAGCGCGCATTAGCGACTCTTAAAGAGCGCCTTATGATGGAAAACCCAGAAAGAGGTAATGCGTCTGTAGAGTATGCGAAAGCTGATGACTACATGCCTCCAGATGGCGGCACAGCGTCAAATGGCGCAAGAGAGTTCGCTCGTAAGATGGGCGGCATTAAAGATGTCGGCGGTGATTTGAAAAGCCGCGAAGTAAACAAGGAAATGATTGGTCTGCTTAATGCTAAAGGC